TCAGCCAGTTAAAAGTGTTAGATGTGGCTTTTTTCTGGCTTCACTATTTGACTGTGTCGAAATTGTGACGTTGCTACTATACTTGGTTAAATGTTGACCGCTAAAGTGAGCATACTTTTGAACCATCTCAAGAGTTTCCCATCCACCCATTTCCTTGAGTACCATTAATGGGGTTCCACTTTGTGCGTGCCAACTTGCCCATGTGTGCCTCAAGTCATGGAAGGTAAAATTGACAATGCCAGCATCCTTTTTGGCTTTGTCATAATGCTCTCGATAATAATTGGTTCTTCTCGTCCCATTTTTGTTTGAGAAAACCCAATTGCTGATCCTTTCATCATACATTCTAGATAGAACTGACACAGCATCGTCATTCAAAGGAATGCTTCTGGCCACTCCTGACTTTGCATTGTCAGCTGTGATGTATGCTGTTCTATTGACGAGATCAACATTCTTCCATGTTAGCGTTAGGATTTCGCTTTTTCGCATTCCAGTCATTAGCGCTATAGTTACAAGGTCATTCATCCACTGAATGCTGATTTTTGATAGCAGCTCTCCAGCTTCATCTGGAAGCAACCACCTAACTCTAGCCTTTGGCTCCTTCATTTTAGGTATGTATAATGAAGTCATTAGCCACCCCATTTTGTGTGCTAATGAGAATGCTCTGATGATGAAAGACCTATATCTATTCCTTGTTGCATTTGACACCTTACCTTTTGTCATTTGGCTATAAACAGGCAAGGAATTAGATATTTCATCACTGGTGATCGTTGATATTTTCCTGCCTTTGAATATCGACTGAAAATATTCTGCATAAGCTAGCTTTGTTTCATACGTTGCTTGCCCATCAGAATCTTGAAGTATCAGATTCATCATTTCCTCAAATGACCTATCCGGTACTTTATTCAGCTTATCGACTTGCCATAGCTCATGCTTTAACTTGTCATGATATTCTTGAGCTTTGACTTTCTCCTCTGTGCCAGTCGATTTGCGAACTCTTTCTCCGCTTGGAGTTGCGATATCAACCCAGTACTTTTTACCTCTTTTGTAGATCGGCATGTTTTTCTCCCATCACCGACTACAGCCAGCCGGTAGACATTATTGTCGTTAAACTGCGCCTGTTCAAACTTTTTCAGGCTTTCCTTGTTTGCACGCCAAGAGCCACCAACTCTAAACATGTAATATTTTGATGGCTTTCTGTATATAGTGCTTTTTGATAGGTTCAATAGCTTAGAATATTCTTCTACTGTGTAATATGAGTCATCCACTATTAATCTCCTTATCGATAGAGTTGATATACCAAATCAACCACATGATCGGTGGGAATTTCTTGTGCTTTTCGCTGAGTGTTAATTGAAACTTAGGTAGGTAATCTTTGAGTATTGCTGTGCTTTGTTTATCGCTGAGTTTTTTGAGTTGCTTTAATTTGTCACGACATTCCCTTGCTATCTTTCGCCGCCCGTTCTCAAGCGCCACATCATCCATTCTTTCTTTTATATTGAGCATCATCATCTCCGCAATCTTTACTGCAATATGCGCTATTTGGCGCTGCTGGAATTTCTTCGCACCAGATGCACATTCCGTTTATTGATTTAATTACTGGCTTGCGATTTGATAATGCAGCTTGAATGTGTAATTGTTCTAGTTCGTTTGCTGAGTCGATAATATCCATAATTCACCTATGCTATTTTCCATTCATTTAATATTTGATTGCCGATGTTCATCAATTCATCTCTATCGACAGTGTTAATTATCTTTCTAGGTTTAATATACGGTCGCCATATTAAAAGCATTGACCCTTTGTTATTTCCGTTAACCGGTTTGTTTGTACCAGCGTTAATAAATGAAATTCTTCCTCCTGTAATTAGTCTCACTTCATCAACTGTTTCTAATGCAGAATTAAACCAGCCAACAGAAGTATCAGCAGGAATTAACATCACAACAGGCTGCAATTGCTTCTTACATTGCTCGGCGGCTTTATTAATCCATGGCTGAATTTCGCTGTACGGGGGATTCACCCAAATAGCGCCGTAACTTTCCCAATCACAATTTAGTGAGTCGTCTTTTTCGGTAAGGTAATGAGAACAAAGGTGGTTATTTTTATCTGCGGCGGCATCTAAATAGAAACCGAATTCAGCGTCCAATGCTGTAAACAAAGGTAGGGGAGTTTGCCATCTGTCACGCAATTCCTTTGGTGTGTGACTACCTCCGTAGTCAGCCTTCATTCTCCGCATCCTTCATACACAAGAAAATAATCATTGCTGCTTTTAATGGGTTGGCAATACAGCACTCTATATTCCCGTCATTAGTTGCAAATTGGAACTTCCTATCTTGATATACAAGACTAATTCCATATGCATTGATAATTACCCACGCATTATTTACTGTGCAGCAAAAATCCAACTCACACCCTTTTTGGCTTATTATATCTCCGTAATTATGGTTTGATGGAACATTCCAAATCAACTTACCTACATCGCTCGCAATAAATAAATGTGGTAGCAAACCTATCGCCTCAGCAACCTTTTTATTAATCTCGAAATCAGATAGTTCGGTGTATTTATTCATTGATTAACTCCAAGTCATTTTCTGCAAACCAAAATGTAAATATCCAATCAGACTCTATTATTTCAACTTGATAAGGATTTTGTTTGCTAGTATCAATATTCTTTATCTTTCCTTTGTAGCCAAAGTCTATATCTCTAACATTATCGCCAATTATGAATTTCATATCTCACCCATTTCTATTCTTGACAATTTATCTAACACCCTATCTCTCCTATATTTAGGGAGCTTCGGTTCATTCTTTTTATTTCCATGCCTACCGCTGAAATAGTAATTAACGATTATTCTGCAATGTTCGTTGTAACTAGCCTCTATTAGCTCATCCATCGTTGATAATTTTCTCACCGAAAACCTCTCCGCATTTAATTTCAACATCCCGCACCTGCATTATCTGCATAGCACGACCCTCGCATTCTTGCTGTGTGTATATTTGCTCAGATACAGGCACAGCAGAACCCTGCATTAGCATGAGTAATACATATCCGATTAATATCTTCATATTTAATCTAGGCTGTATAGGGGGGTATTATAATGGTTGTTTTTTAATGGATATAGCGTAGTAAATTTAATATCTAAATTTCTAAGCTCTTTTTCAGAAGCAAAGCCAACAGGATATTGATTAATAATTCGCTCCAACTCATTACATAAAGCAATAATAACTTTCTTTTCTGGTTCCTTATTATCTGAAATCATACCTTTTACATAAGAAGTCAAAACTCTAATTTCGTTTTTATCCATTTTTTATTTTCACTCCGTTACTGATTAATGCGTTCTCAACTGAAGCTGCCGTGTAGCACCAAATTTCATGCACACCAAATCCCTCTGGTAATTCAACCTCCAAACTCTCGCGTGATGCTTGCCAACTAATCCACATTAAATCAACGTCACGGTCAGCGTAATTCAATCCGTTATTCGCACGTTTAAGTTTTGATTCAAATTCTGATGTGTCGCTAAGTGACTTTATTGTTTCTTCAAACTGCTGCCTTGATTTATCCATCACTTCACCTTTAATTGTTTAAGCGCATCACGAATTACATTAAGCCGCGATTCCATTCGCCAATAATCTGGATTTTCTTGTTTAGGCCAACTAACGGAATAAGGGTCTCCATTGAACAGCTTTTCATATGTAATTCCAATCCTTGGGAAAAACATATCGTGCATTATATCTTCGCTATATTCGACATCATCAAACATGCTACGCGCATCAAATTCATCTATAATTCCCTTTCTGCGACACCGCATTATTTCTTTTTTAACAAAGGCAATATTTTCTTCATTATCGGAATCAACTTTCCTGTCTAAACTTGGGTCTAAATAACCAATCCAGTATTGATTTGTTATCCATAATAAAAACTCAGTTAGCGACATACCCATGCCACCCCAGTAGCATGACCACGATTCACTAAACTCACTGATAGTCACACGGCCTTGGCGGTTGTCGCCGTAATCTTCAAGATAGACGTGAATAGGGTCGTGATTTTGAACATTTGAGATAACAAGTTTGTTTATTTTTGATTGTTCTATTTTCATATTCATTCCTCTTCATTGCATCCCTGCGAGTTAAATTAATCCCAATTCATCTTCAATTTTGAGCAATGATTGAGGATTGGTGGTAACTGGCTTTGCCATCCAATCAACCGATACAAGACGACCATTAACTAAAACTCCAATGTTAAAATCATCAGATTCACGCTGCTTCCAGCCATTTTTGATGGCATCGTTACGGTTATCGAACCTTTGATAGTCTGTGTAGTAATTAATGCCGCTGCCTTGGTCGTTACACCAAGCTTGAGCGCAGATGTAAATGTATTCTGTTTTCATATCTATCTCCTGTTTGCATCCTTGCAAATATATCCCTGTAATTAAACGTATGGCTTAATGTCGAATTGTTTAAACCATTTTTTTATTTCTTCGTATTCGTTATCGCTAATTTCATTTTCTTCTAGCCATTCTTTAAACGAATCACGAGCAGCGTCTTTCGTTAGGTAATAAATAAATTTTTGCAGTTTATTTGGTGTACTCATGGTTATATCCTTTGGTTAAATCACATAAATAGCGGGAAGTGTTGCTAGAATGGTGGTTCTTCATCAAAATTCATTGGCGGCTCGTTATAACTCGGTGCCTTTGGTTTATTTGATTGCTGTGGTTTCGGGCTTCCTGCCTGATTGCTGTTGCCGCCTAGCATCTGCATAGAGCCGCCAATATTCACCACCACTTCTGTTGTGTATCGGTCTTGACCGCTTTGGTCTTGCCATTTACGCGTTTGCAGAGAACCTTCGATGTAGACTTGTGAGCCTTTTTTTAGGTATTCACCTGCAACTTCGGCTAACTTGCCGAAGATACACACTCGATGCCACTCTGTTTTTTCGCGCATTTCACCCGATTGCTTATCACGCCACAATTCCGATGTGGCTAGTGTGAGATTTGCTACTGCGCCACCTGATGGCATATAGCGGATTTCAGGGTCTTGGCCTAAGTGACCAATGAGTATTACCTTACACACTCCACGACTAGCCATTAGCTTTCTCCATATCTTCCTTTCTGGCTTTGTATAGCGTTTCTAGTTTCTCTAAACTATCCGCATCGCCTGTGAATTTCCTTTTCAACCATTCGTATGAATCATCAAGTTTTTTTGAGTCCATTGAGTCAATTTCTTGATTGAATCTAGTAAGGTAGTCCATGTTTGTTTTTGGCTTTTCAATCTCAAGTTTTTTAACTCTATGTTCAGCTCTTTTCCCTCGTGAAACAGAAAGCATCAGAGAGAAATCGCCTTCGATGTCGCTCATTGCGTGAACCTTTATCCCGCCAACAGCGACGCCACCAAACTTAACGTTCGGGTCGCCTTTGAGAGTTAGCGATTTACCAACCCATTCATGACCGTTATTTCCCCAGCCATCAATTAACACTCTGCGCATTGATTTTGATGGCTTATATGGGCGACCGTCATATCCAACTAGGTCAATAAATACAGGCTGGTCTTTAGAGCCTTCTCTTACTGATTTGATAGTTGCTGTTATCGGGGTAGATTGAACATCTTCAAAGTTAAGCTGATCTGACTTTGGAATGATTGTGCGTGATAAGTCCATTAGAGATACACCTCATCGTCTAAATATTCATCATCGAATAAGTAATTAGGAACATTGATTTCACTCGGTGGCAGAACTATTCCTTCAGTTCGTAGTGATTCGTCATCAATGCATTCTTTGATTTTGCGTAATGCTTCGTGCATGTGCTTATAACCAAGTTCCAGCGATTCCGTGCCGATGTAATACATGCAATTGGTATAAGGCGGTTTATTTTGAAGTGCAAAGAAGCAAAACTGGTCTAACTCAATCCCTGTAGTTAGATTTAAAACGTACAGATAAAATGCTGCTTGAATATGGTAGTGATACTTACCGAATGCTTGGCTAAACCCTCTCTCAGTTGCATCCATGCAACTTTTGACATCAAGCGGGTAAGGGTGGGAGTCTGATAATCTATCGAACCGACATTTAAGCCTTAAGCCAGTAATCGGGCAGGTGGCAAACATCGATACTTCTGATTTTCCCTTTGCCGCCATGTAATCCATAAAGTCGGCATTCATCCTTGCCGACTCAATCATCCGAGTGATTATTTCTACTTCGCCATTAATTAGAATATTGTCGGCGTTGTATGTTTTCGCTAGTTCCTTATATTCCTTGGATGCACGAGTTTTTATTTCTGGCTCAAGTATGAAATCCTTTTCAAATACTTCAGGTTCCAGCAGTGCTGCATGAATTGCCGTTCCAATCTGTGCCGATTTACTCCCTTTAAATGGGTTAAAATACAGATTGGCAGGGCTAACACTCATAGCTTTGACTGACGTTGAACCTATCGCTTCATCCTTGTGATAGTCCTCGTTGCTCAGTCCGTAAATAATTCCCTCTCTCATTGAATAAGCCTCTCTTTCAACACATCCCGTATTTTCTTTAGAATCCTATCCTTGGTTAATTCAGATAATTGTCGAAGTTCCTCTCCGTCAATTTCGTTGTAAATATCAATAGCCATTTCTCCAATCTCAAAGCTAGGGTCAGGGCTATAAATTTGAATTCTCATGCCACCTCCTTTCCTTTCTTCTCGATCGCTTTTTGAATTAGCTCATCTAACATTCCATTGCTAGCCGCATAATCAACGACATCAGTAAATGGGCTTTCCATAGCTCCAAAAATCACGTTTGATTCACCAGTGAGCGACTTTAGTTCGTAGCCTTCCATGGCGAATGAGAAGTTATTCCTGCATGTTATCTCTGGTTTATATCCAGTAACTTCGATTCTAATTGTCATATCCACCTCGGTATCAGTGCCATGAAAGCAAGTAGGGCGATAACAACAGCTACCCAATCCCACTTAATTTTGTTTTTAACTTCATCCTTGAAGCTCTCGCTATTCAGTCGATAGCTGAGTTCCTGACGTTTTAATTCGTTAATTTTTGGCATAAGAAATCCCTCACTTATCGATTGATAGCGATTGTTATTTAGGTTCTGGTGTTGGTGCGGTGGATATTAGTAATTCATTGTCATGTGAGGGATTTGGTTACTTGCAACTAGCTTAATAAATTCAGTCGCTAATTTTTCATCAAATCCGTTACTGACTAATGCCTGCAGTGCTTCTTTATTAAATACACGGCGATGTTCTTTGTCTTCCTGACGTTTAGCATCTTCCTGACGCTTACGCTCTTCTTCCGCTAATCGCGTTTGTTCAGCTTCTTGCGCTTTCTTGCGCTCAGCTTCGATAGCTGCTTGTTTCTCGCGTTCGGCTCGTTCCTGAGCTTCTTTGGCGTCACGTTCAGCCTTTTCCTTGGTTTCTTTTGCTTCTTGCTCGGCACGTTGAATGGCTTCCTGCTTTTCACGCTCTGCACGTTCAGCGGCTTCTTTTGCTTCGCGTTCGCGCTGTGCTGCTGCTTCGATTTCTTTCTGCGCTTTGCGTTCGGCTTCGAGTCGTGCCTGTTCCGCAGCTTGTCGCTTCATTTCTTCTTCACGAGCGATTCGCTGACGTTCTTCTTCGGCTTTGCGTAAATCAAACAATTCGTTCATTTGCAAAGCTTCTTCGTGGTCTAGCTCGATTTGCTTTTTAAGTGCTGCAGCTTCTTCTCGTGCTTTTTCTTCCAATTCATATTCTGTTACTGGCTTTCGAATATCATCGCTTAGGAGGTCTAGTTCGTCTCGAAATAGCTTACGTGCAGCATCTACTTTCTTAGGTAATTCTTTCAGGTCATCAACAACCAGCTTTCCAGCCTTATCAATAGCTGTTTTTGTTTGAGTTACTTTGTATGCCAGTGACGCGAAAGCCTTGCGGTTTTTAGCCACAGATAAATCACTGTCGAGTTCTTTTCGTTCTTCCTCAGCCAGCGTTTTAATGTGAGCTAGCATCTGATTTACTTTTTCTGGTGCTGTGAATAAATCTAATGCCGTTGCTTGTTCAATTACGACTAATTCATTTGCCATTTCCTATGTTCCTTATGTGCGTATTCCTCACTATTAATAGCGATATGAATGATTAAGTGGTGGGTTACTACTGACCGAGGGCTTTTGCTATTACAGTCTGAATTTCTTTATGCGTAGACAAACCAAGACCACCAATTCTATCTAGCTTCATTAGTAACGCTAATAACTCTGGTGCTGCTTCGATTAGGTCGGCGTCTTCTTTTTTAATGTCATCTAGCGATGCAAAAATAACGTTATAATTATCATCAACTAAAATTGAGTGTTCATTTATTCCATCCCTTAAATGCCAAGGCGCTGGACTATGCTTAAATTCCATATCACCCCCTAGCCTTTAACATTGCATCTGCCATTTGGTAAGCATCATGAGCTAAATCATCAAAGTCATATCCACAATTAGGATTAGATTTAGCAGCCTGTATATACTTAGCAGCGAAATAGTCGCGTAAACTCATGCCTTCCTGCGCTACAAACTGCATATCTGGACGCCCACTTGCTGGAAAAGCCGCACCACCTGTTTTATCTGTCATACTCCCTCCGTTATTAAATAGCACAGTAAATGAAGCCATCTTTAAGCATTGACTTCATTGTTATTTTCCCATCCTTGCACATCCTGCGAGTTATTTTCCTTAGTCTGCTATGACTGCAGGAGTATTTACTTACGAATATTGTTCCACGTTGATTTATATAATCAGCGACCTGACTTTCTTTTTTTATTTTATATAAATACACAAACCCTCCGTTATTAACTAAACACGATGCTAGTTATCCAGTTTAATCATTTGAATGATTTCACTAACTGCGTTGTCCACGGCTTCTTGATTGATGGCTTCAAATAGTTCGTCGCGAGCTTTTTCTGCTTGTTCGCAACTTTCATCATCTTCGTCATAAGCTATCCATGGGCCAACTTCGACTTCAAATATTTTTTCAGGCCAGCAATATTGAATTCCAACCTTTGATTCTTCGGCGTTGTGGGCTTTTTTAACTAGAACCTGTCGACCATGTGACTCAAAGTGTTTAAACCATATTTCCATCTCTATCTCCTATCTATTAATCAAATACGATGCTAGTTATAGTGAATACCTAGCTTTTTCATTTCTTCGTTTAAATCTTTGATTTGATTTTCAGGTAAGCTCGCCATCATATAAAGAACACAAGCAACTGTATCGCCATCCATCTCAACTACTTTGGTATCAGTCCAATACTTAACTTTTGCCTTCCATTCCTTTTTTGCTCTCGCCATCTCTATCTCCTATCTATTAATCAACTCAGTTGCTTGCGAGGGCTTTTACTGCCTCATCAATTCTTGCTTGAGTCCCAGCATTTGGCTCGATTTCTTGTAGCCTACGAGCGTCCTGAAGCAATTTTGCAATAATATCTTTCATGTCTGTTTTCATGGTTAAGCTCCTATTAATCAACTCACCACAGCCCACCTTGATGGACTGTAATTAGTTAACTATTCGTCGTCTGGCTCTAGCTCAGAGAGAAAATCTTCGTTGGTTGGTAGTGAATCAAGTTGGTAGGTTTTTACGTGTCGAACTGGATAATAACCATCAGTTCCATCATCGCTTTTCAGCCCATAAAAGCGTTCATTTTTATCTAGCTGGCGTTTGTTGTATCCAGTGAATATTTCGAATGTATTTTTATCTAAATCAACTACATATGCATATTCACAAAATAACGACTCAGCAGCAAATGAAATTGTTAGCTTTAGCGGAACAGGCTCCTCAGACTCTTGAATCAACTCAAGAATATCTCCGCCAGTATCCCTTGACATACTTGGGTATAACTTATTAACACCAAATCCTGATTCTTTAATTTTCTTATTCATTTCATCGATTTGCTCATCATTCGGCTGAAATGTTTTACCCAAGTTTTCAATGAACTTATCTTTTTTTAGCTTATCCCTAAGGAATGCAAGTAAGGTAAGACCTTGACCTGACGGATACCCATCCCATTGACCATACTGAGCAACCTTGTAGTCGCCATCCTTTGCTACACAAACTAAATGTCTTGTTCCCATATCTATCCCCTTGCTGTGACTGAACTGTCACTCATAATCGGCTTGCGTAGCCGTGGTTGCTTGTGTGTGTCTGGTGCTGATTTGAGCTTCTTTAACTCAACGATTATCTGCGCCATAACATCGAATGAATTAACCTTCCGTGATTCTTCTTTGCGCTGTTCCATGCGCTTCTCTTTCCTGCGTAATTTGTAACGCTGTCTTGAGTTCATAATAAAATCCTCAGTTAGTTAACTTTGGTGATTGGTGGTAGGCACTCATCTACCATTTACGCTTAGCGGAGCGATGACCAATCCCAAAGCTAACTTTACTTTGGCCTCCCGTTTTCAAGGAGGAAGCTAAATTATTAAAGAGCATGAATGGTTTTGATAAATTTCCGCTCCATTCGATGAGTTAAATTTAGCGTAATGATAAATTAAGGTCAATAGCAATTTGATAAATAATTTATCATTTATTGGCAAATTATGATTAAGTCATTGATTGTTGGATAAATTGATTTGGTAAATAATTTAGCAGAAATAAAAAAGCCAGCTCTGATGGCTGGCTTGATGTGAATGATGTTCGTTTTTAACCTAGTCTGGTGTAGTTCATTTCCCACTTACCGACGACAAATCCCTCGATTCTAAATTGGCTTTCGTTGGATTCGTTGATTTCCCATTTTTGATAAACTGAGTTATCACTAATGACTATCATCTTGTCGCCTAGAAGTTGAAGCCTCTTTATGTGCGATGCATCCATGAATGTAAATGCATAAATTCCGTCACTGATAAACCTATTCACAGTCTTATCAATTACTACTAACGATCCCGGGTCGATAGTACCTAACATGCTGTCACCGACAGCGGTAACAATGCCTAGTGATGATGCTTTTCTCCCACCAAACATTCTTTTAGCATGTTCAGGCTCTAGCTCCACAGCTCTTACGACATCAGGATAATCATGATTCAAGCTGCCACCTCCACAACTGTATTCTAGATCTAACAGTTCAATCCTGTACGTATGATCAGTACCTTTATCGGAGATGTTTTGCAAGATATATCTATCGTTGCTGTGATTTTCGTTCTTACTTTCTGCCTGTAGGGTGTCCATCCATCCATTAGGCAGAGACAATGAATCCTCAATTTTCCTAGCTAAAACATCACCAATGTTTCGCACTTCCTTGTCACTGGTAAGTTGACTTAGCTGAGCGGCAGGCATGCCTAGCTTGTCTGCAAATTGAGCTTTGTTATAACCAGATGAGAGATATTCACTCATAAGGGCACGCAAATTAGCGCGTCTTATATCTTTATTTTCCATTCCCTAATGCTCACATTTTTTACCAAAATGATAAATATGCAAATTGATAAATCTTGCTTGCTAAATATTTATCATTACGATAAACTTTGATTAATTTGTAACGACAAAGGTAAATACAATGAGCAACGAATTACTCCGATGGAGAAAAGAAGCCAGTCAAGATGACTGGGTGCTCCTTGCTCAGCTTGCAGGGACGAGTGTTGGTTACTTGAACCAGATCGCTTACGGCAACCGCCGAGCGTCACCTGAAAAAGCTGGAGACATTGAGGAAGCAACAAAGCAGTTTAAGTACCAAGAAGTAAAAAAAGAAGCATTGGTTTTCGCACAATTAAAAACGAATGCAGCATAGCACTAAATCGCTCTTTAACATCTTATCCGCTCTCCTTGCAAACGGGAGAAAAATTAACTCACAGGATCGTGAGCAACGGACTAACTACGTCAAAAGGAATTTAACAAATGGACTACGCAAAAACTATAAACATCACATGTAAGCCTGAAATTCTCGAAAGTTACTTTTTTAAGAGAATGCTAGACGAAGGTAATAACTCGTTCGCTAGTGAAATGGGAATACATCCAACAGCATCAAGCCGAGAAAAGAATCGAATATTCAAACTAGCTTGTAAGGCAATAGCTCATTATGGGCTACCTGCGGAGGCTGTATCAATGCCTGAGAAGTCTAGAAGCGTAGTGATTGAAGGTGACTATGCAGAGCAGATTATCAAAGTGCTTGAGTATAACGGGAAGCTAAAAAGAAAAACCTCAAAGGCGGCAACCGATGAGGCTCAGATGGAGCTTATTTAAACAATAACTATTGAGGTGATTATGAACCAAATAGCCAATTTAGTAAACATCTACAACGGCGAAGTGACAATGAGCAGTCGTGAGATTTCAGACCTAACAGGAAAGAGACACGATAATGTAATGGCTGACATTCGCAAGATGTTGGTTGAAATTCAATCTCCTGAAAAGTTAGGAGATTACACGGACACCAAAAACCGAACGCAGCAAATGCTTCTACTCAACAAAGAAGAATGCCTATGTTTGATTTCTGGCTACAGCATCAAGTTAAGAATGGCGATTATTAAACGCTGGCAAGAACTTGAATCTCAAAAACCTCTCGTCCCCCAAACGCTGCCAGAAGCTTTACGTCTGGCGGCAGACCTAGCAGAACAGAAACAAATCGTTGAGCAGCAATTAGCAATCGCAGCGCCTAAAGCTGAGTTTGTTGATCGCTACGTTCAAGCTACTGGCTTACTTGGATTTAGAGAGACAAGCAAGCTGTTAAAAGTGAAAGAGAATTTCTTTAGAGATTTTTTAATCTCAAAACGAATTATGTATAAGTTGGCTGGAAAATTAACACCTTACTCAGAGCACCTTGAAGCAGGACGATTTGATGTAAAAACAGGTGAGAATCAAGTAAACGGTCACGCTTATACACAAGTTAAATTCACGCCTAAAGGAATTCAGTGGATCGCTGGATTACTGGCAATGGAGCAATTGGAGGCAGCGTGAGCATGATATTAATGGCGAAAGCCATGCAGTTAAAAGTTGGTAATCCATCAAGAAAGCTTGTTCTGATAAAGCTAGCTGATAATGCCAATGACAAAGGAGAGTGCTTCCCATCATATCAACATGTGGCTGATCAGTGCGAAATAAGTAGACGAAGCGTTATTAATCACATCGATGCTTTGTGTGAACAGGGATTGGTCAGAAAGGTTTACAGAAGTGGTGAAAAAGGCAATTCATCTAATGTTTATATTCTTAATTTAGATGGTGCAAAAATTTCACCCCCTAGTGAAAAATCTGCACCAGAGGTAGTGAAACAGTTTCACCAACCTAGTGAAATATCTGCACCACCCCCTAGTGAAAAATCTGCACCCAGAACCAGTCACTCTTTTGAACCAGTCAATGAACCTAAAGATAACACCCAGCCTGTGGCTGTGACAGCTAAATCAAGGTATGCATTCGAAGGTGAGGTAATCAGATTAAACCAAAAAGATTTTACTGAATGGCAAAACCTGTATTCAAACATCGACCTCGAACACGAGTTGAGACGACTGGATATTGAGTTTAGAGCCGATAAGCCCAAAAACTGGTTTATCACCGCTAGTCAGAAATTGAATTACCAGAACAAGAATACTAAGCCAGCTTTGGCGCCATCTAAGCGGGTTATGCCGCCTAGTCGAACCCAAGAATTCATACCGGAGAACTTCTGATGAGCACAGGAATGCAAGCACTGGCTCGGTTTAGAAAACTGATGCCGGAACACATCAAGCCAAAGTTTGAAACACCTGAAGAACTCATGGCATGGCAACGAGAGCAGGGTGAAATTGATTCAAAGCGGATCACCGATGCAAATCGTGTTACTCGACTGAATAAAATCATGGGTCGTTCTGGTATTAACCCGTTGCATCTAGATTGTACATTCGATAACTACCAAGCCACTACGCCTGAACAGCAAGCCGCATTACGCAAAGCCAAAAACTACGCTGAGAACTTTGGCAAAAACTTTGGCGGATTTATCTTTAGCGGCAACGCAGGAACCGGAAAGAATCACCTAGCGGCAGCAATTGGCAATCACCTCATACAGCACGGCAAGAGCATTCTAATCGCCACACTGCCAGACCTAATGATGAGAGTTCGAGAAACCTACCAAAAGGACGCCAAGACCTCAGAGTCGAAACTAATCGATGACCTGTGTGAGGTTGATTTACTGGTGCTTGATGATGTTGGCGTGCAGCGAGGAAACCTCAACGAGGATTTAATTATCTTCCAAGTTGTAGACCGTCGATTAGCAAACAAAAAGCCAGTTGGAGTGCTGACAAACCTAGCATTCGCAGAGCTTTCAAAGGTGCTGGGTGAACGAGTCATCGACCGTTTAAGAATGGGTAGCCCGACAACGATTAATTTCGGATGGGAAAGCTATCGCAGCCAAGTTAAGTAACACACCAAATCATAAGGACTTCTAGATGAAAGCAATATCAATTCGTCAGCCTTGGGCATGGCTTATAGTCAATGGTCATAAGGACATTGAGAACCGAAGCTGGCGCACAAAGTACCGAGGCGAAGTATTAATTCACGCATCACAAGGCGTTAAAACTATCGAATACGTTAGAGCATCGACACTAGCTAACAGGCTAGGAATAACACTGCCAGAGATTGATGATTTTGACACGGGCGGGATTGTTGGCGTGGCAACGATTACTGATTGCGTAGAACAGAGCGAATCACCATGGTTTTTTGGCGAAAAAGGCTTTGTATTAGCTGATGCAAGGCCACTTGAATTTATCCAAATGAAAGGGAAATTAAGCTTCTTTGAAACAGGGATTGAGCCAGCGGAAATTAAGCGAGGTGTTGAGTGATGAAAGGAACAACGTTAACAGAGGGAGGCATCTAATGCAGGGAACTAATCCAACAGACTTTGAAAAGTGGTGCGCGAAGGAAATGGGTCACACGGTTGAATACATGATTATGCAACGTAAGAAAAACACCCTTGGTGGCATCGAGTATGAGCATGAGGAGATAGATAAACGATATCGCGCTTGGAGAGCTAGCTGGAGAGAAAGAGCTAAGGCATTTATTAACGGTCAGTGGGTAAAGTGTTCCGACAAAATGCCAGAGAAAGACGTTAGAGTGATGGCAGTTTGGAATGGAATGCCAACTATTCTATGTTTATTTTCTAGAACTGGATTATGGGACGATGGTGATTTTTATTCATGTATTCCACTTGAAGATGTAACTCACTGGATGCCACTCCCACCAATGCCAGAGGGTGAATGATGAAGATAAAACGAAAAATTCACAATAAGCTATTTCCAACTCGTAAATTGGCATTCTATCAGTATTCAAAAGTTGACGAATGGAACTCACTAGAGTGCTACATGGACAAGTGGCTGCTGGTTATTTTGTTTATACCAGTTGTTGTTATTGGAACGCTAGTAGTTGGATTTCCTGCGGCTTTCAAAGAGGCGACGATTTATTTCAATAAACCATATTCAGTCGATAGCCTGACGCTTGCAGAAGTGGAGTCAATCAAGCGCCTTCAGGAGAAATAACATGAACGAACTCAAGAAATGCCCGTTTTGCGGTGGGCGCGGTGAATATCACTACTTCGAGGATTTAGGTCACTTGGTCATCTGTTCTAACACTATTTGCCCATCAAATAAGTTCGGATATACAGATGCTGATGAGGCTAAGCAGGCATGGAACAGGAGAGCTAACAGTGAGTGAGCCAGTAGAAGCAATGGTCTATTACGTTAACTTCAATACGAATCGCAGATTTTGGATGTTAAAAGTATCAGCGCATGGCGATGAAGATCACTTTAAGTTTCAAGCTAAGCCAACCAAAAAGCAAATCAGGAAATTTAAAAAACAATTCATTCGTGAAGCCAAAGAAGGCTCTGAGTGCCTAGTTGAAATGATAATGGCAATGCAAGGAGGTTAACTTGGAAGCAGATTTTCTCTTCCACGAGTCAACCAAAACCGCAGCATGGCAACACCTCAAAGAAGTTCTAGCAACAAACCAACCACACCGAATCATTATCAAGCCATGGAAGTCCACACGCTCACTATCTCAGAACGCGCTCATGTGGATGTGGAATGATGACATATCTAAAGCAGTAAATGAAATTTCTACTGAACATTTAAGCAAGGATGAGATGCACGAGTATCTCAAGGAGCTTTTTTGTCCTGTAAAAACAATATCTGTAATGGGTGTGGAGCGGCGAGTTAAGTCAACAAAGCTATTAACTACTGATGAGATGACTTTTTATCTAAGGCGCGTAGAGGTGTGGTGCGTTGATCGTGGAATAAAAACAAGAATTCCTGAAAATTCTGAGTATCACAAAAGGAGACTCGATAATGAGTGAAAGTGAAATTTGGAGAGATGTGCCAAGTCTCGAGAAAAAGTATCAAGTCAGCAGCTTGGGGCGAGTGAGAAGCAAAGACATGGATGTAAGAACATGCGGTAGAAATAGAAATTTCACTTACAGGAAAGTGAGAGGGCGATTATTAGGGCTTTGTAAAAGTGGGGAATACGACAGGCTCGCTGGACCAAAAGGCGAACACTTATTGGTGCATAGGCTAGTTGCGTTGGCATTCATACCAAATCCTGAAAACCTTCCAGTAGTAAATCACATCGATGGCAACAAGAAGAATAATCGCGTTGAAAATCTTGAATGGTGTACCTATGAGGATAATAACAAACATGCATGGAGAACTGGGTTATGTGATAAGCAAAAAACGCCTGTCTTATCCATTTCAAGAGAAGGATTTGGGCACTGGTACCCATCCATGCAATCAACAAGATTCTATGGCTGCAACCCATCTTTAGTACATAACACAATTACAGGAAGGCAGAAGTCTCATAGAGGCATGGTGTGGTGTTATGCAAATAATTCGGAATACATGAAACTCAAGGAGCAGCAAGAGAGATGAACATCATATCAAAAATGGCAATCGCTATGGCGTCACTAGCATCACAGAACGCCTTATGGTCTATCAACCGTAATAGCTATTGGTACAGCTACCCCACATCAACTAAGCGCATCACAGGTCACGCAAAGATAAACCGAGCAGCCAAGAAGCGGAGGGCGAGAAAGTGATTAGAACCAGACACGTAATTCTATTCTTTTCGATTGTTACTTTAGCGATGGGGTTTATGTATGGTTAACCAAAGGCGACGGCGCTGTAAAATATGTAGAGAGTGGTTTCATCCTAAGTACGAAAATATAGAGTGGTGTAGCCCAGAACATGGAGCAGAATTAGCAATCAAGCGACGAAGTAAGGAGAGGGAAAAACTAGAAGCCAAACTCAAGAAGGAACAGAAGCAAAAAGAAGTAAAAGCCCGTGATAAACTCAAAATCAGAAAGCTAGCAGTAAAACCCCTCAAATACTTCACTCAGCAAGCTCAGATCGCATTTAACGCCTACATCAGATATAGAGACCGAAACGAACCTTGCATCTCCTGTGAGCGATTTCACGAAGGTCAATATCACGCTGGTCACTATCGAACCACAGGCGCAAACCCTGAGCTTAGATTTAATGAGGATAACTGCCACAAACAATGCGCCCCATGCAATAACCATCTGTCAGGCAATATCGAAAAATACACCCCCAATTTGATAGCGAAAATCGGAAAGGAGCGATTCGATATTCTGATGGGATTTCATGAGTTGCCAAAGTGGAAGCGTGAGGACTACGAGCGAATACGCGACCACTACAGGAAGAAACTGAAGGAGCTGAAAGATGTTCACTGACATAGACGCAGCAATTGAAGAGGCTAGATATCTAAAATCTCAATCAGGTGGTCGAGTTAATTTCTATGTTCTTCAAGTAATGGAATGCATGGAAGTGTTATGTGGAATTATGGAAGGCGTTAGGTATTTATATTCAACAGCCGATGACGACCATCACACAGTATTGCCGGAGGTAAGATGAGAGGGCGTAATTCTGATATTTATCTTCAACTGGCAAAGTCGCCAAGGAAGTCATATTTAGGCAAGGCTAGACGATTAACCCCACCACAAGAAAGATGGACAAGGGCGATCATATCTATATGGGCTGACGAAATGAAAGGCGGTGATTATCTTGGCTATGGTGGCGGAGGTGATGGTATATGGCGTTTCATTACTGGATGGTCTGGTGAAAATATCGAACGCTTTACCAAGGTATTCAACCAGCTAAGCAAAGAAGGCTACACAGGACAGGAACTTGAAGAAAAAGCCAGAGCAATATTATTTCCTAAACAATCTCTCAGCGACATGTTTCAGCGCGCCAACGATGTAGATGAAGCTGATTTTGTAGAGAAAGCAATATTGAAAGCGTTCGACAAGTCCAATCCTATTTATGTTGTCGCCACTGATTACTATCTTGGCAGAAATACTCTGCAAACTCTCGCAAATTATATGCAGGAACAAATAGCACCTTGGCTGACTATCAAGCAATGTATTGACCGTGTACGTTGGTGTATTAGTTTATTTAATGCGAAGTTGTATATGGTAATGCAAGATGAAATAGCGCGAGAACGCTCACAGTATGGGATTGAAATGAAAAATATTTCAGAAATTACTTGAAATTAAGTTATGAATCTGTATATTTAGTGTATGCTCGGTCGTGAAAGCAAAGAGCAGGTAACAAGGTAAAAGAGGCGGCACTTGTTATCGATCCCGCATAGTTGGTCACTTCGTCTATTTGGACTGGAACTCCAACCGCATCGGCTGAGAGGTCGAAGAAAATAGAGCCTCTACTTCGGTAGGGGCTTTTCTGTAATGATAAGTACAAATGCGACAGATAGCTTTGGTATTCGAGGTTGATGCGTCATAAGCCACTCGCACGGTAATTTGGGCTCGGTGTTTGTATTTATCATTGTGGAGAGCGCCAAGTTTGATTGGCAGGGTATGGACTGTTGGATGTACCGCGCACCATCTAGAGGCGACCTTTGCGGATTAGGTTAAGCCCCTGAGAGTATCTAGAAACCAACGAAGGATTAAATAGCCTTCCTCCACAATTAATTTCACATTCAATAAGTCGCCTAGTGCGGCTTTTTTCGTATACGCCGCCACAGAATTCTAATCACACACACTTAATTGACGCATAGAGATTGTGCGCGGCTATCTATTAACTAAATTCCTCCAACGTAGGGGGTGAGTATGAAATGTATGAATAACACTCCTGAATGGCTTGACCATCTACTAAATTGGCTTTCTTCAGTAAAAGAGCAAGCAGCCGCTGCTGGTCTGGCTGGAACAGTTGCGATACTGCGTGGAATGTATAACGGCGGCGGCTGGAAAAAGACCCTGCTAGATGGTGCGCTGTGTGCATTCTTCGGATGGTTCGCCAAAGACTTACTGGCAGCGATGGGTATGAACCCTGAATTTGCTTATTTCACTAGCGTATTGATTGGTTATTGGGGCGTAGAAACGCTGAGCAAAATGATTAAGGGTAAGGCAGGAGTGAATAATGACTAAGCAAACTCGCGGAATTCGTAATAATAACCCCGGAAATATTGACTATAACAAGGCTAACAATTGGAAAGGTCAATTATCGCATGACCCAAGTATTGAAGCTCGCTTCTGCCGATTCGAAAGCCCCGCTTATGGCATTCGTGCATTAGTCGCATTACTTCGAACTTATCAGCGCAAGTACGGATTAAAAACTGTATCAGGGTTAATCAACCGCTGGGCTCCGACGAATGAAAACAACACGGGCGCATATATTAATGGCGTGGCTAAAGAGTTGGGTGTATCGCCTACTGATATTGTCAGTCTTGATGATAAATCAACCGCCATCAAACTGGCCAAGGCAATCATTCGCCATGAAAACGGCTCACAACCCTATGATGAGGCTACGTTCGAAAAAGCGTGGAGCTTGCTGTGAGATGGATAACTAGCCCAATCACTGGCTGGCTTGCTGCGTTTCTATTTTTCTCGCTCTGGATTCTATCTGCATTGGCTCACGAGAAAGAACTAAGCAATCAGAAAGACCAAAAGATTATAGAGAGCAATATGATAGTTTTTAATACATATCGGACACTCTCTATATTTGACCGAATTTCACAATCCAACATCAAAGCGAAGCAATTAGAGGACTCAGAACATGTCAAAGTTAAGACTGTTATCAAAACAGTGCTCGAAGACAATGAGTGCGCTAATGCTTCTGTGCCCGATGATGTTGTTAGTGAGTTGCGGAAATATAAAAGAGGTATTGATTCCCGTTCAGCCAGTGCCGATACCGGCACAACTAACCGCTGATTGCCATCAGCCTGATATTCCTGAGAACGTTGATTGGGGTGATATGCCTCAGTTGCTAATCGATGCCATGAAATCAATAGCAAAGTGCAACTTGGACAAGAAAGCAATAAGGGAAATTGAAGCGGATAGGTTAGGCTCTAAGAATGGCAACGGCTAGAGCGATGGCGTGTTCTGGGTTTGATTCTCGCAAGAATAAATAAATGCCAGTAGCGGCAACAAGTTTAATCAATAATGCAGTAATTCGTACCATGTAAATCTCCTAAGTTAAGGTTATCGATGGGGCTTCTTTCCCTACATGGGCACCTATTTTTAACTTATTGATTTAACGTGATATGTGGATTTTTTGAGTGTAACGGGGAATTGAACAACAACGACAGGTGGTGAAATGAATATTGGTGACTTAGACCCAATGGTTCAATGTGAGATTCTTCGGCTTTCTCATGATTACGCAGATAAAATAAGAGAAGAGATAAGGCGTAACCGCAGGGTACCAGCAAGCGAAAAAGAATGTTACGCAGATAATATTAAAGCGGCGACTGAATCTCTTTTGAGTCTTTATAAATAACGAGCCTCCATTTAGGGGGCTTTTTTATTGTTAATCACAAAGCCCGCTTTCGAGTTGGCTTTTTAATTAACTATGAGGATAAAAGAATGGCACTCACAGATAAGCAGGAAATGTTCTGTCGTGAGTACCTCGTTGATTTGAACGCTACACAGGCTGCTATTCGTGCGGGGTACAGCGGAAAAACCGCTAACAGAATAGCTGCTCAATTATTGTCAAAACTTGACATTGAAAAACGCATTCAGGAATTGATGAATGATCGCAGTGAGCGATTAGAGATAACGGCTGACTATGTTCTCAATCGACTTGTCGAAATAGACCAAATGGATGTGCTGGATATTCTCCACGACGATGGAGGTATTAAGCCTATCCATGAGTGGCCTAAAGTTTGGCGTACGTCATTAAGTGGCATGGATTTAGCTGAAATGTTCGAGTCCAAAGATGGTGAGCGTGACTTGGTCGGCATCATGAAAAAAATTAAATGGCCTGACAAAGTGAAAAACCTTGAGTTATTAGGTAAACACAAGAATGTCAGTGCCTTCGTGGATAAAGTCGATCTAACCGCTGACGTGAAAGTCGAGAATCGCTCTATCAAGGATATATTCGATGGCTAACCCTTACTTTAAACCATTTGCAGCAAGCGCTCCTTATAAGGTGGCTTACGGTGGGCGAGGGAGTGGTAAGTCTTATTTCTTTGCAGAGTTAGCGATTGAAGTATCGCGCAGAATCAAAACAGTTATTCTTTGCACTCGTGAGTTTCAGGGTTCGATTAGTGACTCAGTACATAAGCTGCTTTGTGAAACCATCGATCGCTTAGGCTATGAAAAAGAGTTTGAGATACAAAAGAACACGATTATTCATCTTGGCACTGGCGCTTCATTCGTATTTGCTGGCATTAAAAATAACGTCACCAAGATTAAATCAATTCAAGGTGTCGGGATTTGCTGGATTGAAGAGGCAGAGGCAGTAGTCAAAGATTCATGGGAAGTATTATTGCCTTCTATCCGTGGCGATAAAAACGCGGAAATATGGGTAAGTTTCAACCCGAAGAACATTCTTGATGACACTTACCAACGATTCGTTGTTAAGCCGCCAGAGGGGGCAATAGTCCTCAAGGCTAATTACGACGTAAATCCCCACTTCTACGACACTCCGCTTCCTAAGCAAATGGAAGAATGCAAAGAGCGCGACCCTGAACTATACCGCCATATCTGGTTGGGTGAACCAGTAGCTGATTCAGCACTGGCAATTATCAAACCTGCATGGATTGAGGCGGCTGTCGATGCGCATATCAAGTTAGGGTTTGAGCCAAGAGGTAAGCGAATTGTCGGGTTCGACGTTGCTGATGATGGTGAGGATGCTAACGCTACAGTGCTTCGTCATGGCTCGGTCGCTTTGTCTGTTGAAGAGTGGCGAGGTCAGGATGTCATATTTAGCGCTGACAAGGTCTATGCGGATGCGGTTAAGAACAATGTAGATACAGTTATCTACGACTCAATAGGCGTAGGTGCTGGCGTTAAGGCTCAATTTAACCGCAAAGACAATCGCATTGTCACTGTCGGGTTTAACGCAGGAGCTTCTGTCGAGAAGCCAGAAAGCAACTACAAGCCCGGTAAGACAAATAAAGATATGTTCTCCAACCTGAAGGCGCAGCAATGGCAATTAGTTGCTGACCGCTTCTACAACACTTGGAGAGCTATCGAGCATGGCGACAAATTCAGCGATGACCAGTTGATCAGCATATCCAGTGATATGAAAGATATCGAATATCTCAAAGCCGAGTTATCACGACCTCAAGTCGATTATGACAATAACGGGCGCGTGAAGGTTGAGAGTAAAAAGGATATGAAAAAACGTGGCATTCCGAGCCCAAACAAAGCCGATGCGTTCATTATGGCGTTTTCTAACGCTAAACAACCATTCCATATCCCAGACGAGATACTCCGATGAGCAAGAGTAAAAAAACACAACAGCCTGCCGGAAAGCAACCGTTCAGGATTAGTGAGGTTGATTTAGAAAAAGCTTCAATTAAGCAAGAAGTTAATAGCATTGATAAGTTTAAGCGTTACGAGCCGTTGCCGGGGGTTATTCCTAAGGCTAAACAAGAAGCCGCATTTGCTATGGACGCTACTCCATACGACATGCTTAACACTATGTCTATTGGTGATGAATATTCAGGGTTTCGTGGTTATCCACAGTTAGCTGCAATGTCTCAGCAAGTTGAATACTCAAACATGCACAGTGTATTCGCTGATGAGATGACGCGTAACTGGATTGAGGTAAAAAGCCGTAAAGAGGGTGACCCTGATATTGAGCTAATGGAGCAGGCGCTAATTAAATATGACGTAAAGCGATTGATTCATGAAGCAGTTAGACAGGACTCTCAATACGGTGTGGCGCATATCTACATCGATACTGGCGCAATGACAGATGATGAGCTAGAAAAACCGCTATTTCTAGACCCACGTAAAATACCTAAAGGCTCTCTGAAAGGGCTTAGGGTTGTTGACCCAACTTGGATTTATCCTGCTATGTACAACACTCAGAACCCTCTAGCGGAAAACTTTTACAAGCCTAGCGCATGGTTCGTGATGGGCAAAACGGTTCACGAGTCACGATTTAATGACATTGTTAGCCGCCCCGTTCCCGACATACTTAAGCCATCCTATAACTTCGGTGGGTTATCACTTACTCAGTTAATGGAGGATTACGTCGTTGATTGGCGTGATGCTAAGAAGAACGTAATTAAGATTCTTCGTACATTAAGGATGAGAGCACTTAAAACGGATATGGACGCTCGACTGCAAGTGCCGGGTGAGTTTGATAAGCGGATTAAGATGTTCACGAAGTATCAGGATAATTTCGGGCTATGGGCGATAGATACTGGTGAGGATTTGCTTCATATGCAAACTTCACTAAGTGAGTTGTCCAACTTGCTATCTAACTATCAAGACCAGCTTTGTATTCCATCTCGCATTACCAACTTAAAGCTCCTAGGAAACGCTCCGGCAGGTTTAAATGCTTCGGGCGAGTCAGAGTTATCAACATGGCATGAAACCGTGTCAGGGTATCAGGACGGAAACTTAAGGCGACCTTTGGAGAATATCTTTAAGATTATCCAACTTTCAGAGTTCGGAGAAATTAAAGAGGATATTTACTTTGAGTTCAAACCGCTTGATGAGATTAGCGAAAAAGAACGCGCTGAAATCACCAAGATACGAGTTGATGCGGTGGCGGTTGCTGCGGATAGTCAACTAGTAAGCTCTGAAGAAGCTAGGGATGCTCTCAAAGGCATAGAGGGTGCAGGTTTCGAAAATTTGGATGGTGATTATGAGCCGGAAGACAACGAGACTGAAACCTATTAATTACAACGCAGGCAATATCAAGTGGTATCAGAAGCAGTTACTCACTGAAATTAGAGAAATGAACGATGAGGTGAGGCGTGAAATAGTCAACGCTATTCGTGACAATCCTCTCGCTCAAGATGCTAGTTTGGCTATGGATGCTAATCCAGTAACTTTGCTTAAAAAACTACTCGATGCGCTGGCTAGGAAGTGGGTTGACCGATTCATTAATAAAGCACTCCCAGTGTCTGATGAGCTAATGGATAAAACACAAAGCGCGGTTGATAGAGGTTTATTGGCTGCTGCTCGGCGTGAATCTATGACTATCAATATGCAATGGACTGACGCTATGTTAGAGAAGCGTGAGGCTATCATTGCCAAGAATGTTTCACTCATCCGGTCTATCCCTGAGAAATACTTTACCGAAGTAGAAGGGATGGTATATCGCGCTGTTGCTCGTGGCGGCGATAGAAAAATGCTTGCTGATGAAATAGAACGCAATTTCGGTAAACGACACGAAATTACACGACGCAGAGCTGAGTTTATCGCACGTGATCAGACCCGAAAGGCAACAAGTGCACTATCCATAGCAAGGCAACAAGCAGCTGGTATTGTTGAAGCTGAATGGGTGCATGGTGGTGGCGGTAATAGGCCTCGCCATAGTCACGTGAAAGCAGGAAAAGAAAAAAGGCGATTCAAGCTCAGTGAAGGCTGCCTGATTGATGGTGAATATATTTACCCAGGGCAAAAGCCAAATTGTGGTTGTACGTGTCGACCCGTGTTGCCGTTCTAATAACAGATCACTTCGGTGGTCTTTTTTTATGTCCAAATAAAGGTAAACCATGAAAGATGTGAAATTTGCCTTTGATAAAGCAAGCGTTAGGACTTACGACGAAGACGGGATGATGCACGTAGCATTAACCCCAATCAGCAAGGCTAACGTTTGTATCTACTACGGCAAGGAAATACCTGACTACGAGGCGTTAGGTTTAGACCCCAACAAAGCCTATCGATTGCTACGCGACCCAGAAGAACTCAAGAAAGCTGTCAGCACATTTAACAATAAGCCAGTGCTTAACAAGCATATTGGCGTAACGGTGATTGACCCACCAAAAGAGTCAATTGTGGGTTCTACTGGCGAACGTTCGGAATTCGACGGCACTTACCTGAAAAATTCCCTAGTGCTATGGGATATCGACTCAATTCTCGGCGTAGAAACTGAGAAGCAAAAAGAAATTTCCTCATCTTACCGTTACAAACTGGATATGACTCCGGGGGAGTATGAGGGAGAAACATACGATGGCGTAATGCGTGACATCGTTTGTAACCATGTGGCAATCGTGCCTAGTGGTCGGGCTGGCTCCGACGTATTTGTATATGACTCAAAACCTATAGGGATCAAACTGATGTCAAAACTCGATAAACTTTGGTCGTATCTGTTGCCAAAACTGGCAAGTGATGCAAACCCTGATGAAGTAAAAGAAGAAGTTGGTAAGGTTATCAAAGACGATGCTACTCAAGCAGAGAAAGATAACGAGTCCGAAGCTGAGCGCTTAAAGCGTGAAGAAAAAGAGCTCAAAGAGCGTGAAGCGCGGGAAAATAAAGACCGCGAGAAAGACCGCAAAGCTGATGATAGCGACGATGACAAAGATGATAAGTCTAAAAAAACTGCTGACGATGAAGATGACGACAAAAAAGCCAAAGATAACAAAATGGCTATGGATGCGGCTATTGATGCTGTTGAACGTAAGTTTATAGCATTGCGTCAAGCTGAGCGTGATGTTCGCCCAGTTGTTGGTGAGTTGGCTTGCGATAGTGCAGAAGATGTTTATCGGACAGCTTTAAAGCAAATGGGCTGTGAAGATTACGCATCAATTCCGGCTGCTGGTCTGCGCTCAGTTTTTAACGCTTACTCTAAAGTGCCAACAATGGCGCAGGATTCCGCACCGATCGCGGCATCTTCTCGTAAAAATGTTCTCAGCTTCTTTGATGGAGATAAATAATTATGGCGTTTCAATCAAGTGTACGTCTTTACTCTGGCGTAGGTCAGGAAGGACAGCCTGCATCTAACAGCCCAATCATTGCTGCGGCAGGCGGCGCAGGTGCTTTCTTCGCTGGTGATAATGGTCTGAATATGTGTCGTTTCGCATGGCGTGATGCGACAGACCCGAAAAAACTAAATAACACAGGCACAGGTAAGCCAGTTGGATTTGTGTATAACAACGCGAACGCAACGATTGATTACCTACAAAGCAGCAGCTTATTGATCCCCAAGGGACGCGAAGCATCTCCAATTGTTGGTGGTGATTTTTGGTCTAAGTCTGCAACGGCTGCGGTTGTTGGTCAGAAAGTGTTTGCAGTATTAGCAGATGGCACAATCAAAACTGGTGACGCTGGCGCAACTGTTGATGGTGCAATCGAAACCGAGTGGTATGTAGCAAGTGCTGCCGCTGTTGGTGATTTATTCGTAATTTCTACATGGAGCAAAGCATAATGCCACAATTAACACAGGCTGATTTTTCAGCATTTAAGAAAGAAGCCGCCGAGCGTGGATTCTATTTGCCGCCTTCAGTAACTAAGTTCGCAATGGATGCCGATGCTCAGCCATCAATGGCTGCTAATGGGGGCATTCCTGCCATCGTTTCAACTTTCATCGACCCTGAGATTGTCCGCACTATCTTTGCTAAGCAAAAAGCGACTGACATTTTAGGTGAGAAGAAAAAAGGTTCATGGGCGCAAGATACCATGATGATCCAACGCGTTGAGCAATCTGGTGATGTGGTCGCATACGATGACTACAGCGAACAGGGTGCTAACCAAGTTACAAACGCATGGGAAAATCGTCAGGTGTACCGCTATCAAACAATGGTCACTTATGGTGAGTTGGAACAAGAGCGTTACGGTTTGGCTATGCTGCCTTATGTTGCAGAGAAACAGCGTGCGGCCGCTTGGACAATGAACCAAGCACAGAACAAGTTTTATTTTTACGGTGTAGAAGGTTTGCTGAACTACGGCATTCTGAATGACCCAGCGCTACCAGCCCCTATTACCCCTGCTACTGTCGGCGGAGCGATCCAGTGGAAAGATAAGCAAGTTATCGATATTTATAACGATATTCTGGCTTTATATGCTGATTTAATCGCACGTACAAACGGCGCAGTTGGTGACGGCGTTGATATGGCTTCTCCTCTCGTGTTAGCAATGAGCCCTAACACTTCCGTTTGGTTCAAAAAATCGAATGAGATTTTCGGTAACTCTGTAGAGAAAATGGTCAAAGATACGTTTACTAACATTCGTATCGAAGTCGCTCCGCAATATGACACCGATGCTGGTGAGCTGATCCAGATGTTTGTTGAAACAGCGCAAGGTCAAGAGGCTGGTTACTGTGCGTATAGCGAGAAGTTACGCGCTCACCCAGTTATCACCATGAGTTCAAGTTGGAAACAAAAACACTCTGGTACAACTTATGGCGCTGTTATTACTCAGCCGTTCTTATTCGCGCAAATGTTAGGGGTATAAAATGGCGAAGGTTTCAACGTATGTTATCGGATGCAAGCTGCCAAATGGCATTACTTTTAATCACGAAGGCAAGCCAATCGTTTTAGCTGGAGCTAATTCATCTATGCTACTGAATGGCTTTGGTATTACTCGTGATGTTCCTGCTGATGCTTGGGAAGCGTTTGAAAAGGCATTCAAAGACCAAAAGATTATCCGTAATGGCATTGTATTTGCTGTAACGGATTATAAATCTGCGGAAGATGCTTCGAAAGAACGCGCTAAGCAAAAAACAGGCTTAGAGCAAGCCAGCACTAAATCTGCCGGAGTGGAGCCACTAACCGAGGATTAATCATGGCAATTGTGGAACTGAAAAAATCTACGTTCCGCGCCATGTTCCCCGAGTTTTCTAATATAGCAGACGAGTTACTCCCTTACCTTTTTGATCAAGCCACTGATTACCTAGATAACACCGAATTCTCATTAGACATTCAGGCTGATAAGCGCGAGCGTTTGCTCTATCTGCTTATGGCTCACTTGGCGTACATGCGATACGGCGATAAAGACGGTAAAGGTGGTTCGGGAATGGTTGGGCGAGTGTCGTCTGCCACTGAGGGAAGCGTATCTGTATCTTCTGAACTTGGCTCGATTGAGTTTAGAAATGCATGGTACACGCTAAGCCCTTACGGAATGGATTACTGGCAAGCCACAAAAGTTTATCGAATGGCTAACTATTATCCGGGGAGCATTTATGGCTAGCGGTTTAGAAAAATATCTCAATGGATTGGCTGAAAGGCTGAATGCTACTGAGGTTAGGGTGGGATTCTTTCCTGAATCCACTTACGGGGATGATGGAACACCTGTTGCTACAGTTGCTTACGCAAACGAATATGGAGTTCCAGAGAATAACCAACCCTCTAGACCGTTTTTTCGTAACGCAATAGACAAGCACAAAGATGAATGGGCTAAGTCCATATCTAATGGCTTGGCGTCAGGTCTTGACGCTAACGATGTCCTTGAGGGGGTTGGCGCAAAGGTGCAGATGGATGTTAGGGATTCCATAACTGAACTCATGGAGCCTGCACTCAGCGCTTCAACAATAAGAGCGCGTAGAACTAGAAAAGTTAGACGCAATGAGTCAACTAAACCGCTGATAGATACTGGTGTAATGTACGAATCAGTTAACTACGAGGTGATAGATGATCAAGGTTAGAGCTATCGCCAACGCGGCTGTTCAGGTGGTTAATAAAAATCTACCAGCGACCCTACTAGCCAATGAAGGTTTCGACACTGACGAGGCTGGATATCAAACCGCCAAGTATTCCGAACATGAAATCTCCATGCAATTGCAAAGCCTGAGCACTCAAGACCTTGAGCATTTAGGGGTTGTAAATCAGCAAGGTGAGTTCATCTACGGATATGCACGAGGGCAGATTGAAGCTATTCGTCGAGCGAAACAGAAGGGGGCTGACAAGATTAGCTTTGTTGTTTATGGCGAATCTGAGGTGTCTGAGTGGCTAGTAACCAAGGTCATAGAATCGTACCCATCTTGGGTTAAGGTGCTTTTATGGCGGCAACAATAAGCGTTACTGAGCGCGATATTTTCGTTGAGCTTAGACGGTATCTTACCGAGTTGTTCTCATGCCCTGTGGTAGTTGGGTATCAGAATAATGAAGCTATCCCCATCGACGGCATTGTCATGCACATGCTGTTTGAGCGCAATCTTGATTACACCTCTGATTACTGGAATCCAGCGATAGAAGAAATGGCGTCTCAGTCATCAGTCGAGGCAACATTTCAACTGGATTTTTACGGTGCTGAAGCAAACTCACGCTCTCGTGTTGTAGCGAATCTTTGGCGAAGTAACTATACAACCTCGCGAATGACTAAATGCCAGCCGCTTTATTGTGGTGAGCCCAGAAAGAATATCCTCGTTAACGAATCAAATCAGTACGAAAACAGGATGATGCTTGAAGTCAAACTTCAATATAACCCTGAAACAACCTATCACGTCGATGGTGTCGACGAAATCTCAATTACTACCACAAATATCTAAGGTAAAAATATGAAATCTATTCCGGCAAGCGATATCGTCCAGATATTGTCCGGTGTCGTTGGCACTGGCGGCAATCCACTGGCTCTTAACGCATTGTTTATCACCAAAAAGCAACCGACATCCATGCTAGGCGTGAAAGCTTTCGGCTCTGCTGATTTGGTGGGTGAAGTGTTCGGCAAAGACTCTAAAGAGTATGAAGCTGCGCAGGTGTATTTTGCAGGCTTTGATGACTGCACGGTGTTGCCTGATACGCTATTTATCGCATCCATGGTCACGACAGCGCAGGCGGCTAAGTTAGTCGGCGCTAAACTTCCAACTCGAACAGCTAGCGAGTTCGCAGCGTTGCCACAAGGTCTGATTTTAACTATCGATGGTCAGGTCACTTCTGTGAACTTCGAAACTGAAGTTAACAGCTATTCATCTCTGGCGGCGGCAGTCACTACGGCTTTAGGTGCTGCGGCAACGTGTAATTATGACACAGGCGCTAAAGTGTTTGTCATCGAAGGAGCAACAAAAGGCGCAGTTGGTTCAATCTCGTTTGCTGAAGGTGATTTAGCAATATTCATGGGGTTAACAGAAGCATCCGGCTCGCAAGCGAACAACGGCATCAACGCAGACACTATCGAAGAGCTCCTACCTCGCATTACCAAAGAAACGACAAACTTTGTTTCTATCGCGGCGATTGATTTTACCGCAGAAGAAAAGATAGCAATTTCTCGCTGGGTCGCTCTGCAAAAAGACCGTTATATGCACGTTCTGTATCAAACAGAAAACGGCGAAGGTGAGCTAGAGACTATCAGCTCAGCAATTAAAGAGTCCGATATCGGGGGTACATGCTTATTTTACGGTAGCCACAAACACGCAGCTTTTGTCTGTGGATTTGCCGCAAGCCTAAACTTTGATGAGCTGAACGGTCGCACAAACTTGGCGTTCCGTGGTCAGGAAGGGTTAACGCCTTCAGTAACAGATAAAGCGCTGGCAGATGAATTAATCGCGATGGGCTTTAACTTCTACGGTGCATACGGCACAGCTAATGACCGCTTCATCTTTGTTTATCCCGGCTCTGTATCGGGTAAGTTCAAGTGGGTTGATAGTTATGTGAATCAGGTGTTCTTCAATAACCAACTCCAATTAGCGTTAATGACGATGCTGAAAAGCTTCAAATCTGTGCCGTACAACGAAACAGGTAAGGCAATTCATCGTTCTGCTGTAGCGGATCCGGTATTCCAGATGCTTAATTTTGGCGGCATCCAAACAGGCGTTGCATTGTCAGAACAGCAAAAGAAACAAATCAACATCGAAGCTGGATTTGATGCAGCATCTCAAATCAATACGGCAGGTTGGTGCATGAAGATTGAAGACACTCCAGCGCAAACACGCGGTCTTCGTAAATCAATGCCTCTGAAACTGTGGTACGCCGATGGCGGCAGTGTTCAGCAAGTTAATCTCCCATCAATCAACGTCCAGTAAGAGGTAAAACATTATGCCAATGGGACATAACCCAAGAACATTAACATCGGCAAATGCCGTTTTGATGATCCGCTGCAAGGGCGTTTATGACGAGTTCGTGAAGTTGCAAGGTTTTCAGGCTGATAACGCGTGGAACTTTGGTGATGCAAATATCGGGGAAACCCGCATGGGTGTCGATGGTAAACAATCCATCGGCTATACGCCACACGAAACGCAATGGACGCTTTATTTGGAAGCAAACAGCGTATCTACGCAAATCATGGAAAACATTCGTAAGGACTTTAACGCGAACATGGAAGCCCGATTCGTGGACATCGTTGTCGAAATTCCATCAATCGGCAAGCGCTACAGCGCAACTGGCGGCTTAACGTCAATGACTGGCGGCGCAAGCGGTAAAAAAATGCTCGACGGAACAAGCTACAACTTCAACATGGTCTTCGAAGGTGCTGAGGAAATCTAATGACGCTGAAATCAAAAACTATCACGATTGAAAAAGGTCGTGATGCTGGAATGATGTATCAAGTTACCGAAATGCCAATTGCCAAGGCGGATAACTGGGCGATGCGCGCACTGTTCGCTATTGCCAATGGCGGTGTGGACTTGGAAGGTGTCAGTCCAAACATGGGAATGCTAGGCATGGCAAATGTCGCAATCAAGGCGCTGGCAGGTATTAATCCGAATGTCGGTATTCCTCTGCTGGATGAACTTCTTGATTGCGTGCAAACCATCCCGTCGGGTGGAACAGCTCGACCTCTGTTACTTGAATCCGACGTGAAAGACCTCTCGACCATGTTCACCCTTCGCAAGGAGGCGTTGGCTATTCACTTGGATTTTTTAGTGAACGGCGGTGGCTCCAGCTCGAACGATTAAAAGCAGGGCTACCGCTTCGTGATGGCGTTTTAGCTGAAACAAATAACGTGTCTACTGTTGCGTACCAAGTGATAACCGCGAAGTACGCAACGCTTCACGAACTCCACACGATTTACAGTTTGGAAGATGTTTTAAACCTCCTAGAAATCCATCAGGTCGAATCGTACAACAAGCAACTAATGAGTGAGATAAACGATGGCAACGCTAATTGATACGCTTCTTGTTTCGCTGAAACTCGATAGTGGCGGTTTTGCTAACGATGCGAAAAAGGCGACAACTGAAAACGATAAGTTAGCGGACTCTATCGACGCTCTGAATGAAACGCTCGGCGGCGTAAATGAGACCCTAAAAGGCACGAGAGAGCAGCAAAAGAAAGCCAAGGAGCAAAGTGATAGCTTCACAAAGTCGATTAATAATGCGACTAAGGCACTAGCAGGACTCTTCACGACCATATTCATGTCAACGGGGTTAACTAAACTTATCGAAGATACGGCACGGTCAAATGACCAGCTTAATTTTCTAAGTAAAAATCTCGGCATGAATGCCACGCAAGTTAAACGCTGGCAGGGTGCCGCCGAGCTGTCGGGTGGAAGCGCTGAGGGCATGGCTTCAAGCATGGCTAACCTGAATAAATCTCTTTGGGATTTGGTGACGGTAGGCGATACCTCAATCCTGCCGTACTTTAACGCGCTGAACGTGGGTGTGGTTAAAAGCAACGGTGAGCTGAGAAACCTCGATGATATCTTGCTGGATGTCGCCGATAGCCTGTCTCAGATGTCCCGACCTCAAGCCTATAACTTCGCTAAGAATATGGGCTTTGACGAAGGCACGATTAACATGTTGTTGCAGGGTCGCCAAGAAATGGAGCGGCAACTTGCATTACAAAAAGATATCGTTGTTTCGTCTGAGCAAGAGTTAGAAATCAGCCGCCAGTTACAGCAACAAAATGCGCTGGTTGGTATGCAATGGGATGGGCTGAAAACGTTACTCGGTAACTACCTCATCCCTTATGCATTAAAGCTATCCGCAACGGTGACGGGCTTCCTTGGTTATCTTAACAAGAACAGAGATACCGCTATATTCATCTTCAAGGCACTCGGAACGGTAATCGGTGTCACGCTAATCCCGATTGTACTAAAAGCAGCTACGGCATTTGTGGGGCTATTTGGTGCGATTGGTTTGCTTCCTGCTCTGCTGCTGTTGCTCGGCGCCAGCTTGTGGATGCTGTATGACGACTTCAAAAAGTGGAAAGAAGGCGGGGAATCATTACTCGGTGAGTATTGGAAAAAGTGGGATAGCACGATTACGCCGATACTTGAAAAGCTTGATGAGTTTAAAGATTGGTTCAAAGAATCCACAGTAGGTAAGTGGTTCACAGACCAAGAAGGTAACCTCGAAACTTGGAAAGTAGCGCTGGGTGGATTTGCTCTGTGGTTCGGTGGTAAGTGGGCAATTGGAATTCTCGGCACATTAACTAAAGTTGGCGCTGGATTCTTTCGCCTCTTCGGTTTACCGAGCTTACTTGTTGCTGGCGCGGTCACTGCCTTTGGCTTGCTGATTAAAGAGATTAGCGACGGATTCGATAAGCTTGATGAGCTACTTGATACTGTCGGCGAGAAAACGGGGAATATCGCTAAGGCGGTTATTGCTCTCAAAGATCCGAATGCGAGCAAAGAGGATAAGTTTAAGGCGGTAGCGAAAGCCAGTGAAGATATAATACCCGGAGCTGGATTCTTGAGCCTTGGGAAGGATGGTATATCAAATATAGGTAAAAACTTCCTCAACGCAGGCAAAAAAGCATTGAATGGTAAACCATCTTCTGGCGATTCATTCACTGCTTATAGTGTTGAAGTTCCTAACCAAAATAAGCGCATCTATAAAACCGATAAAGGCGATATCGTTCGAGAGGACGGGGATAGAGCATGGAGGAATAACAACCCTAGCAACATGATTTGGGGTGAAGCCGCCAGAAAGCAGGGGGCGATAGGTCATGACGAAAAATCAGCGGGTCACGTTATGGCTATTTTCCCAGATAGAGAAACAGGTGATAAAGCTAGACGGTGGCTGTTATTTGAGAGCAACGGAGGCAAGAGACTTGGAACTAAAGGCGATTATGGGGCAGGGATTGGTTATAAAGATAAAACAGTAGCTCAAGCACTGACAGCGCATTCACCTCCAGAATCTGGGAATGATACTGCTGCATATATTAGAGCCGCATTATCTGCACTTGGTAGTACAGACCTTCGCATGGGTGACCTGACTCCAGCGCAAAGGGATGCTCTTATTGCTGTGATCGACCAAAAGGAAGGGCAAAAAAAAGGCAAAGAATACTCTGTTAATCAGCAAAACTTAATTGAGAACGTCAAGGGAATTTCCTCCGCCTTAAATAAACCTTTAGTGTCAGGAGTTAACAATCAGGCAAGTAACTTTCTTGGTCAAACAAATAAGCTCCAGCCTCAGCCACAAACGGTGAATAACAAAGTAGAAGCTAACTTTGGTGATATTAATATAAACACCACTGCTAGCACTATTTCTGGGAATCTAGAGGATGCCACTCAGGTAGCTACTCGTCAGGTTTATCAGATGGTTTCACCATTGGTTTAAATTGCTGTAGTTTGCGTTAAGGCAGTGGCACAATATGCTGAAATAATATTCATGGGGTGAATAATGATTAAGTATCTTTGTGCTCTGCCTATTTTGTTTTCTGGTTTTTCATTTTCAGCAGTGAACAATAACGACATGGGTTTATATCGAGACGACAATTACAATGTTTTGGCTTTGGCTGGGGGTTATAGCTGTGATGTCTCTTCGCTTCCTGATGATCTTAATGATGCGGAAAGCTATAACGTATTAAAGATTGGCTCAGCTCAACTGGAAATAACACCATACGCTGGTGATAATAGCGCAATGGCAAATATAAATTTTGATACAGGCGTAACCATAACATCGCCAAAGCTTCAGTTAATATCCAAGGGGTCTGAAGCTACCATGTATGCAAGCGAATCAAGCGGGTATGTGTTCATGTACATGGTCACCGAGAAACTAGGGATAATGATTGCAGTTCAGAATAAAAATAAAGGGAAAGAAATTAGCATCGGATTATCAAACTGCAAATATGATAGAAAAATATAACATATTGAAATTAAATAATTTTGATGGGTGAGATGACGTGAAAAGTATTCTTCAGCTTTTGTTGCTTGGGTTAATCGGTTTCATTTTTTATGCGTACAATGAGACTGAGGAGATAAAAGATAGGGTTTCCAAATTGGAATCAACCCCTAGAAGTCAGTGGTCAAGTGAAGACGCAAAATTCATGAGCGATAGGGAAAAATCAGAAAAAGAAAGGGCAGAGAGAAGAAGAATAAATGATCTAAAAATGAAGCAAGAGGCAGCGGAAAAGAAAGCAAAAGAAGAGCAGTATTATCTAGAGCACAAGGATGAAATTGATAAAAACAGAGCCAGAGATAAAGTGTTTGCGAAGTGTTTAAGCGCTGCAAAAAACTCACTTAGATATCCTAAATCTTATGAGCAAGATCATATATCTATGGGTGATAAGTTACTGTCAGACAGACCTATATATTATGTATACCTAGAGTTTTCCGGGGTTAATTCATTTAATGTAAGGGGGACAAATAAGATGACATGTTATGGTTTTATTGACATGAAGGATTCCCCAGTAGTTTACACCATAAACTAAGAAGCTAAGCCCCTCGGGGCTTTTTTATTGAGGATAGAAAATGAACCAGTTAGATATTTACCTGAATAAAGAGGTCGAGGGATGGGACTTGCGTTGCGAAGGCTGTAAGCTTGTCGTTGTAAGGGAAATATTCGAAGGTCAGTTTAACATTACTGAGATTAGCAATGGTGAAATTAGGCACTATCAACAAAGGCACGGTGAAGAGCCTATATTATTCAGTACCATACCTTGTAATAAAGAAACTTCAGATCACCCAAAGATGATATTGTCCATTTTAAACGACGTAATGTATCGGCAATAGTTATTTTTTTTTAATGAAATCCAAAAGTTTCTGTATGTTTTTCATGTAGTTTTCTTTATTTTTGAATATTACTGTTACATATCCAGCTTCATCTATGTTTCTACCCCAATCATTCTGGTTTGATTGGCAGTAATTGCTCCAAAGTTTATCTAGTTGCTTTCTTTTCCTAGACGGGGTGTTATCTCTAATAACCCAGTATATCTCTTGTTTCAGCATTGGAAGAACACCACTTCCAGATTGAACTTTGCACAATTGAGACATAAGAATTTCTCTTGCAGGACGGCATGCGTCGTTAAATTCATTTCTTTTATCTCTAAATAAATTAAATCTGTGACCAACATAAGCCCCAGCCAAAAAACTTACAGCAGTCCAAATAGCAGCTAATATAATTTTAATTGTTAAGTTATCTGAGATAACGGAGACGACTTCATGCATATAGCACACCTATTATTTATTGTTTTACCAACTATAGCATTTATAGTTGGCTTCATTCTTGGTGGATTTAACAAGATAAGGTTTTAATACTTATCACTTCTTTTTTGATGACATTAGCGATGCGAATGCTTTAGCAACAAGCATTACTTCTTTTTGTTTTTCTTCTAACTGTCTTGCTAGTTCAGATGCTAAATCCTCAGGAGTGGCATTTTTAGAATCAATTTTATCTATATCTAAAGACCCACCTTCTAAAGCATCTTGAAGTATCTGAACAATTTCTGAGTTCATGGATCTACCGTTTTCATCTGCTCTTTTGGCAATCTGATCACGCATACCATCTGGAAATCTAACAGTAAATTTATCCTGCGTTTGACTAGGGAACTTGCTCATTTTGTTTGCCTGATTAATTTTATTTAAAAATAGTATGGTGGCTAATTGACTTTTATGTCAATCGTGGTAAATTGACTCTAGTGGCAAATAGCCACTCAATAAAAGGAGATTATAATGAAAGATGAGCTATATACTCAAAAAGAAATAGAGAAGTTAACTTTACGCCTGCCTAAGAATGTAAAGAATGCGGTGGAAAAAAAAGCAAGGGAGGAAGGGTTATCTCTAAATTCTGCGATTATTCAAAGATTAGTATGGAGTATCAACAATGATAAGTACATGCAGTGCCAATAAAGACAAAACCCCAACGGCGGCAACCATCGGGGCTTTAAACCAAGTTAACCTAACCACAGGATATAACTCAATGAATACTTTAGCAGTAAATAACCAAGTTGTCACCATGTCTAGCCGTGAGATTGCTAAACTGACAGGTAAACGTCACGATCATGTGTGCCGTGATATTCGTACAATATTAGTTGCATTGTTAGGTGGTAAAGATGCTGATTATATCCGTAACCCAGATTTGGGTTATAAGACAAATCAACATGTTACATGCTTACAATATGAATCAAACAGTCCTAACTCATGGGAGTATCACATCTCTCGTCGTTATACTGAAATTCTAATTACTGGCTACGATATCAAGCGCAGAACGGCTGTTATTGATCGCTTATTTGAACTTGAGTCAGCAAATCGAAACAGCACACCTGTATTACCTAGCGCAAAAGAGTTGGCATTATTAGTTATTCAGGCTGAAGAAGAAAAAGAACGCCTTCAGTTGGAAAATAAAGAACTCGAACACCAAGTGGAAGAAATGAAACCTGATGTTGATGCGCTAACCCGCATTGCCAAAGCGGAAGGCTCTCTGTGCGTTACCGACGCCGCCAAGCAATTGCAAGTTAAGCCTAAGTCACTATTTGACTTAATGAGCCATAGCAAATGGATCTACCGTCGCCTTGGCACTGCTTGGATTGCTTATCAAGATAAAATCCAGCAAGGATTGCTTGAACATAAAGTTTCCGTAGTAAAAAGCTCAACTGGTGAGGATAAACAGGTATCACAAGTTCGCGTTACTGCAAAAGGCTTGTCAAAATTAGCAAAACTGTTAAGCGTGGAGGTAATGGCATGAGCAGCTCCATATCAACAATTAACGTACCTTTCCACGGTAACAATTTATATGTGGTTAATTACAACGGTGAGCCGCACGTTCCAATGAAGCCGATTGTTGAAGGGATGGGTTTAGATTGGAAAAGTCAATTCAGCAAGATTAAATCAAGGTTTTCTAAAGGTATGGTGGAAATCACCATTCCCACAAAAGGCGGCGAACAATCAATGATTTGCCTAGCTCTCCGTAAACTTGCTGGCTGGCTTCACACTATCAGCCCTAACAAAGTTAAACCTGAAATCCGCGAAAAAGTAATTCAGTATCAAGAAGAATGCGACGATGTACTCTATGAATATTGGGCTACAGGTGAAGTTAAGGCTAAAGCGAATACTCGTCAATCAACAGCAAAAGAACTTACTCCGCTACGTCAAACAGCCGAGCGTTTAATTGCTACTGGTGTCGGTAATATTTATCCTGATATCTGGAAGTATGTTCACAAAGAGTTCGGCGTTAAGCATATCAACGAGCTACTGCCTGAGCAGATACCGCAAGCTATTTCATTTCTTGATGCACTTGAAGGTGAATATTTACCTAAAGAAAATAAACCTGTTACTGGCGGTGCATTCCTAACTGATGAAGAATTACTTAATCTTTGCTATGTGTGGAATGACTCAACAACAATGATCCGCAATATGCTAGATATTGAACCATTATTGCAAGTTGCAGAGCACAGATTAGCTGGGTCATTTTATGAAAAACCACGCGATGCAATGAGAAAAACAAATGCATTACGCCGAACAATTGAAAGAGCTACTCAGCACATTCAAATAAAGCGCAATGAAATGAGTGCGTGGAATATATTACATCGCATTCGTATTCCTGATATGCCTTGGTAATAACCACCCAGCCCAAGGATGGGCTTGTAACTCACCATCTAAATGATGGTAACCAACCCACAATTTGTGGGTACCCTCTTAAAGATATGAGCCTCAAATAAAACTCTTAAAGATATGTAGTTCAACTGACCCGAAATTATCGGGGTAGTTAATACACGTCACGTAAAACATTTACGCCACGCCTCTTAACTGAGGTTTTTCACGTTGGAGAAAAATTATAAAAATGATTAATATATATACTCCGAGTTTTAACTACGTGGAGAAAGGAATGGCAATTACACTAAGAGATATAAAAGCTGCCAGAAATGAAATTATGGGTAAGTACCGAGAGCGACTTACTGAGCTTCAAGGTTATGCCAAATCATTGCTCAATACTTACGTTGATTCTTTAGAAATGGAAAGTGACACTTGGGTTAATGATGAAGGGCAAAATATGTCTTACGTTAACTTTGGTGTTTTAGATGAGAAAGGGAAATTCAAGAAGTCAGGCGTTGCAATGATCCATCTTAATGAGGATAGAGCATTGGATTTTGCTATTTCAACGATTGTTTGTGATAGCTCAATAAATGGTGGTGAATCAATAGTAGTAGGAATTGGATTAAGAAAGGAAGGGAAGTCTCTATATGTAAGGCTTGATGGTTTGCAAGATGAAATTTATATTGGCATGCCAGATGATACGGATGCCTTTGTTGAAACATCATCCTTTATTAAGCAATTAATTATACGAAGGCTGAGAGACCCAAGGCTGGATTAACTCATCAATACCAACCCTCTACGGAGGGTTTTTTATTACCTAAAATTCGAGGTTCTTATGTTCGGAATGCCAGATATACCAAACTGGAAGAATATTCCTGACGCTGCCATTAACGCCGGAATTAGCTTAGGCGGAGGCGCGTTAATCAATACTCTATTCGGTAACTACTGGGGAATATTCAACGAGTTCGGCGTTCCATTACTGTTAGCTGATAACGTGATATCTCTTCAGTACCAGAATCAGAGTCGCGTAGTGAACGCACCGATTGAGAAAGGTTCTTTTACGAGCTACAACAAAGTCGCCGATCCTTACAAAGCTACTATTCAATTAAGCAAGAGTAGCGGTGGCACATTAGAGCGCGGGGAGTTTTTAGCGCAACTGGAAATACTCGCCAAGAGCACACTCAAGTTTTACATCATCACGCCGGAGTATGTTTATAAGGGTGCAAACATCGTTGGGTTTGATTTTGCTCGCGAGGCTCGAGATGGGGCAACGCTGATTAAGGTGAACGTACATCTTGAAGAAATTCGCGAAGTGGTCGTCAAGTACGATGAGGAAGAGGTGACAAATCCTGACGATGCTCGAATCAAGGACACGGGAGATAAAACGCAGCAAGTAGCATCCTTATTTTCTGGTGAAACGCTCGATGAGTTGATGAAGATACTTGATGACCCTACAAAGTCCAAGCTATTAAAAGGGAAAGAGATATCCATGCTTCTTTATAAGGCTATTTCTAACCTTGGTGGCGACCTAACTCAGATACAGCAACAAGCTGAGATGATAGTAGAGCAAGGAGTTAGCCTCCAATGATGACAATAATTCCAACCTCTCCAATCCCCAATCAAATTCTAACCTTCACGCTTGATACTGATGAATACGAGATAGAGCTAAATTCTCGTAGGAATAATCTTTACGCGACAGTGAAGAAGAATAATGAATACGTGGTTTGCAATCGGATATGTCGAAACATGACGTATATCTGCCAGTGGTTAATATTTGCAGACCAGCAAGGCAATACAGACCCGATTTACACTGGATTGGGCACTCGATATAAGTTGGTGTGGGCTGATGGCATTTAATCGAAAGAGGATCAGGCTAACGCTGAAATTGAATGGTAAAGACGAAGTATTCACTTCAGATAACCAAAACAAACTATCAGCCGTTGGTTTGCGTATTAGCGCGGACGTGACATTTGGCTATGGCTCTCCGGCTCCGTATGCACGAATAAGAGTTTATGGGTTGCCACAGGAGACGATGAATAAGCTAATCACTGCAAAGTGGCAGAATGTAAAGGCGCTGAGGACTTTAATCACCATTGAAGCCGCTGAGGGTGACGGTGATTTTGCTCAAGTATTTAGCGGCGGGATATTCATGGCTTTACCGGAATACTCAGAAGCCCCTAACGTATCGATTGTTATTGAGGCTATGTCGGCTGTTTTTGAAAGTAAATTAGCGACAGCAGCAGAGAGTTATGAAGGCGTTCATTCGGTTGCTGAAATCATTGCAGGGATATGCCAGCGCATAGGCTTTTCGTTTGAGTCAAACGGTGTTAATGCGGTTGTTGATAACGCTTACCTGACCGGTTCTGACTTAGACAAAATCAGATGGCTATGCGCTAACACTGATCTTGACCTTTATCTTGGCAATAACAGCGTGGCAATAACGCCGAAGGGGGCAGCAAGAAAAATTAAGATTGCTGTCATATCCCCTGATACAGGACTCATAGGCTATCCAATTATCACAAATATCGGAGCAACATTCCGGTGTCTGTATGACCCGTCTATCCAGTTTGGAGCGCTAGTTCGGGTTAAAGGTAGTGAGATTGAAATGTGTAACGGGGATTGGCGAGTCTATGGAATGCGAGCGCAATTAGAGACTGAAATGGACTCCGGTCGCTGGTTTATGGAAATCGTCGGCTCAAACCTGAAGGATAAAAACGTACATGTCGCAAGATGAAACGGTATTACCGTATGACCCTGAAGACTTAGCGGGCGGTGCAAGAACGCAAGAGTTCATCATTAATAGTCTGATTGGAAAGATTGGTACTGTAACAGTATGTCGAGTAGTGAAGGTTAAAGGTGGCGGGGTAAATCCGGTTGGGTTTATTGATGTCAAACCAATGGTTCTTCAAGTGGATGGTGGCGGGAATATCTTCGATAGTGCCACTATCTATAACGTCCCATATTTTCGCTATCAGGGCGGCGGAAACGCAGTAATTATTGACCCAAAGGTTGGTGATATTGGGATTTGTTTGGTCGCTTCACGGGATATATCACAAATAAAGCGCACCAAGAAGGACGCGCCACCATCGACTAAGCGGCAATATGATATCGCAGATAGTCTGTACATCGGCGGCATACTCAACGGAACTCCGTCGCAGTATATCCATTTCCTCGAAAGCGGGATTGATATTGTCTCAACGGGTGTTATTCGACAGAAAGGCACCAAGATAATTCTTGATGCTCCGGTGGAAACCACATCAACAATTAAATCGAAGGGTGATATCACCGACAACACTGGCAGCGGAAACACTCAAACCATGGCAAGCATGCGCGTTACTTATAACGGTCACACGCACAAAGCTAACGGTGAATACGCAAACACAGATAAGCCAAATCAGCAGGTATAACCAATGAAAACACTGTTTCTATTGCCTGATACGTGGGACTTAACCCTAGAAGTATCGGGAAATATTGCTATGGCTTCCGATCAGTATGCTATCGCTCAGTCAGTGGCAAATAAATGCAAGGTGTTCATGCATGATATGTACTACTCACAAAATGAAGGCATACCTTACTTAGAGAAAATACTGGGTAAAAACAGGTATTCATTATCTCTGTATCGCCAGCATCTAGAAGATGCGGCAATGTCAGTGGATGGTGTGGTGTCGGCTAAAGCTGAATTAAGTACCGCGAATGATAGGGTAGTCAGAGGGAGATTAATTTTCACTGACAAGCAAGGCAGAGAAGGAGCGATAGAATTATGATCCCCAAGTTAGAAATAACGCCAAACGGAATTATCACACCTACGACACAAGAGGTGATAAGTGGACTGTGGTCGATGATGAGAGATGCCTTTGGTGAAGGTCTAAATGAAGACATGGACACGCCTCAGGGGCAACTGGTTACAACGCTTGCAGCCATTATTACGGATGAAAGAAATCAGTTGGTTGAGTTGTTTAATCAGTTCGACCCGAGATATGCCGATGGTCAAATGCAAAATGCAATTGGCTATATTTACTTTTTACAGAGAAAGAAAGCAACGAAATCAGTAGCCGAGTTAACTTTTAACGGTCTATCTGGCGTGTCGGTTCCAGCAGGCTTTAAAGTCCAAGATGACAATGGCAATACATGGTCAACATCGAGGGATGTTTTTATCATGAGTAATGGACTAGCTATTGTTGAGGCAACCTGTGATATCGAGGGTATGATTTACGCTCAGCCAAACACAATCAATCGTATTGTTAGAAATTTTGGCGGTATTGATAGCGTAACAAATGCCAAGGCAGCGATAGCGGGTCGAAACACTGAAACACGACAAGAGTTTGAACTTAGAAGGTCGCTATCTGTCTCGCAGAATGCCAAGAACACAAACGATGCCACATACGGTGCTGTTTCAAACATCAACGATGTCATTGACTGTTATGTGATTGATAACCCTAGTGACGCGACTATTACAGTAGGTAAAACTAACTATTCACTGATTAGAAACTCAATTGCGGTATCAGTTGTGGGCGGTGATGATAATGAGATTGCTAAACAGATTTTAACTAAAGCTGGTACTGGGTGCGCGTTTGTTGGTAACACAACGGTGACTTATGAAGACACAACTAACTTTCCGTATATGCCGCCGACCTACGACGTTAAATTTATTCGCCCAACTCATATTCCCGTTGAGTTTAACGTGAAATTTGAGAATAAAGATTTGCTGACATTGCAGGATAAAGAAGCAATTAAAAACGCAATCATTAATGAATTCAACACTGGAGTAGGCAAAGGGCGAATAGCTAAGCGGCTGATCGCGAGTGATTATATCTGCTCAGTTGCTCAGTCAACCAGAAACCGATTGATATCCATTCAAATAGGGCGGAAAGGTGGTGCTTTGGGGAATTATATTGATTTTGGGATAGACGAGTTTCCTGTCTTATCTCCAGATGACATAAGGATGACGTGATGGATAGCATTAACCCAACATTAATAAGCCAATATGCAAACTCCCCAATTATTACCTCAATTCTTGAATCAGCAAACGAATCAATAGACCCATCGAATAACATAGATGACTTCTATTCCCTTGTTTTTAATGTGCATACAGCACAGGGGTTCGGTTTGGACATATGGGGAAGGATAGTTGGAATTGATAGGGGAATTTCTATTCCCGACCCAGACCAAGATTACTTCGGCTTTGATGGAACGGAAAAATATCTTCCGTTTAACCAAGCGCCATTTTATAGCGGCGATAGTAGCGAAAGTGCTTATATGATGCCTGATGAATCGTTTAGAGAAGTCATTATCATGAAAGCCTATGCAAATATCATCTACGCCACTGCGCCCAATATTAACGCATTTCTAAAGGATTCATTCACAAGAGGGAGAGCGTATTACCTGATAACAGGGCACATGAAAGCGAGGTATGTATTTGAGTATCGATTATCCGAGTTTGAAAAGAATTTAATTTTTAACCACAGCATCTTACCAAAGCCTTGCGGCGTTGAAGTAAGCATTCAAGAGCTTCCAGTGAGTGAATATTTCGGTTTTTATAAAACTGGATTCCAACCTTTCAATCAAGCGCCTTTCATAAAATAGGTACGAAATGAAAAATCCAAAACTAATAGTAAAGCCTTTCGCTAAGAACGGGCAGAAAAATGTCATCCCTGAAAACTATGAAACTAGCATGGATTCAAACCAAGCAACGTGGGATCAGGGTTTCGGTCAAATAACCATGCTACCTGTCGCAGCGGGTGGTTTACCACCAAAAGGACAGGACTTTAACGGAATTCTCAACCAGATTTCAGAGAACATTGTTTATCAATCTCAAGGTGGGCGTTTTAAATTTTCTCCTGAATACGCCGAGTCCATTGGTGGATATCCGAAGGGGGCAATACTTCAGTCTGATGACGAAAAGAAAGAGTATCAAAGCTTAATTGATAACAATAAAGTTAACTTCAACACCGAATCAAATATTTCAGCTTCATGGGAGCTGGTTGGTGTTAAATACGCGATTAAAACCGAAGTTGATTTAGCGTTAATGAAGAAATTCGATAAAGAGAATATATCTAGCACACTAGGTAACGATAACGGCAAGGTTCCCAGCCTGCACTTATTCACCACTGAAATTGGCAAGTTGCAGCCAAAAGGAAACTATCAAGAGGCTGGTTATAGCTACTCAAAAGAAGAGTCTAACAATAATTTTCAACCTAAGGGTGACTATGCAACAAAAGAAGAATTGAATTCAGGGCTGGATTTAAAACTAAGCAAGGATAGTATTGATCAATCTCCTGGAGTGGCTACAAATAAAGTAATGAGTCAGGCTGGGGTGACAAATAACTTTACATCAAGAGAGAATTTTTCAACAGGGTCATCTGATGCGTGGATGAGAACCCCAAACAAAAGCAGCGTGATTCAAATCACTGACGTTGGAGAATTTAATTTTTTACATGAGTCTAACTATGCTTTTTCAGTGTCATCCAATGGGGAGATAAGTAATGGGAGTATAAATGCTTCGAGAGTAACTGGGTTATTCAGCAAGTATACTGATGTCACCTCACAGCGATCCAGCGGGATTAACTACACAAACCCTGAAAATAAACCGATGTTTGTCAGCATTTCATTCGGAAATACCAACGGTAATTTAATTGTCACCGTGAATGGAGTTGTTGTTTATAGCACAGGAAACACATCGGATGGAATTACAAGAATGAGTGCTTCCTTTATTGTTCCCCCAGGTGGTACGTATAAAGTTGAATCGCCGGCTGGATTTAACCTATGGTCGGAGTGTGTATAATGAAAATGACATATTACAAAAATAAAAAAACAGGCGAAGTGTTTGCTTACGATGATAAGCAGTTATCACAAGTAGCGCGTTTAATTGAACTTGAATCATTGCTGGAAGATACAGATAATTATCACATAGAATCCGGCTCACCTGAGCATCAATTATTGAAAGCGGAATACAACTCAATTCCACTTGGTTTTTTTGATATCCGTGAAAACATTAATGTCACGCAAAAAATGACAGAGAAAGAAGTGGATGCACATATCAATCCACCGAAATCGAAAGAGCACCACATCTCCGAAGCTAAATCTAAAAAACAGTTACTTTTAGCAGGAGCAACAGAAGCAATTGCGCCACTGCAAGATGCTGTAGATTTGGGTATGGCAACAGAGGAAGAGATTGCGTTGCTGAATGAATGGAAGGAATGTCGCGTTCTACTAAATCGTGTTGACACTTCACTAGCACCAGATATCGACTGGCCACAAAAACCTTAACTCTCTTTGTTGTACTCATACCCCTGCGGAAATCGCTTACTCAATTCTCTGTAATAAACTAAACGCTCACGAAAATACTCGCGCAAGTGTTCGGGTTGTTGTCGCTCGACTTCAACATCGATAATTGGCTTGCCGAGTCTTTCTTTATATGCGACACCTGAAGCGGCTAAATCGACATTAACTTTGTCTTTATCTTCTTTCGGTAGTTCTGCGAGATTGTGCATGATGGTTTTTAGTGGGGGAATGAATGATTGAAGTATAGCACGGAGGAAAATCACTGTGACGAGCTGTGCCGAAATTGTGACGTGAGGATGATGAGATTTGACACAAATAAGCAT